AATGAAGGTAGAGTTCTATTGTATTACAAGCTCGAACCATACGCAACTCAGACCTCTCGGTACCGATAGAAACGAGCTGGTCGAAGAAGACTTAATGCACGTGTTCTATCACTACATTAAAGAAAGTGTTAAGAACAATAGGAATGTAATGGTCTGGGGTGGTAACGACCTGATTATTCCAGTGACGGCAAACCATAAGATGTTCGTTGCCCACGGGCACTTGATTGGTAATAAGAAAGAAGGCTACTTACAAGAGATTGCGTATTACCGAGGGGTGCAGTTTGATTACGGATTGTTTGGACACTTCCACCACTACCGTGAGGTCACACTATACGAAGGGAAGGGCTGTAACAAAAAGGTGTTCTATGCACCAAGTATGTCCACGGTCAAGTCGAATTATGAGTCAGATAAAAACTTATCTTCTAAGGCGGGGATACTGATGATGGTATTCAATGCCGAACGAGGACATCGCTATTGCGAGGAGTTATTCATTGAGTAAAAAGTGTAAGTTGTGTAGTGCAGGGGAAATGATACAACCAGATGGAAAGCGATATTCCATTTGTAATATTTGTAATGCAACAGAAGTTCATTATAAGCCGCAACCCCACCAAGCACAATTTCACCGAGACCCACACACATTTAAAGCAATCTTCGGGGCTTATGGTAGTGGTAAAACGACTACTGCCGTAATGTCCATTGTCGAGCACGTCCTGGCGGTTCCTCACGGCAGGACGGCACTGCTCGCTCCAACAATGCAGTTATTGAAGGAAACCAGTTATAACGAACTAATGAAGTTCTTACCCGAGAACCATATTAAGTATGAGACCAAAACCAAGGGTGAAGAAAAGATAGTCTTAAAGAATGGGCACGAGATTATGTTACTGCCCAGCAACGATGCTGATAAGATACGGTCGCTCAACCTTACAGCGTTTTATTTAGAAGAAGCGAGTAACTCCAAGTACGAAGTGTATGTTGAGTTGTCTGCTCGATTAAGAAACGAAGCGGCTGTTGAATATGATGTCGACGAAGAAGGGAAACGGAAGGTTAAAAAATCTCGGCTTTTAGGAATTCTTTGTTCTAACCCCGACAGCGGTTGGATTAGAACTGAGATTTTGTACAAGTCAGATAAAGTTTATGCTACTATTAATTATCCTCGAGACCCTCTTTACAACCCTTATCTTAGCTGCCATTTGCATAGCTCTTTCCAAAATAAATATTTAGACCCTGATTTCCAAACCCGTATTGGGCGAGGTAAACCAGAATGGTGGGTAAAGAGATATATCTACGGAAGCTTTGAGTATAGCGAAGGGTTAGTTTATCCAACATTTTTAGAACATATTGTAGAACCGTTTTCTATTCCAGCGAATTGGAAGCGGCTTTTTGGCGTTGACTTTGGGCTACGAGACCCAACTGTTATGTTAGGGGTGGCAATAGACCCAGATAGAGGGATTGCTTATATCTACGACGAGCACTATGAGGCTGAAAAGCCAGTCAACCATCACGCTACAAAGATGCGGGCGATGGTGGATAAGGTGCCTGCGGGTATGATTTATAGTCAAATCATTGCCGACCCAAGCGGTAAGACCCGTCGGGGAACCAATGGAAAGAGCTACTTTGGTCACTATTCCGAGTATGGACTGTGGTTTAAAGAGGGCGTAAATAACATAGATGCAGGGATTATGAAGGTATTTACCTACTTTGCTTTGGGTAAATTGAAGATAATGTCTAATTGTTTTAATGTAATTCGGGAGGGTCGTGAGTATAAATATAGTAGTGGAGCATTAGACATAGAGAAAAATCGGGGGGAGAAACCGATTGACTCTAACAACCACGCAATGGACGCTCTGCGTTATGTAATTCAAGAGCTGCCAGATAACCCAGAAGACTTGGTCAACGAAGTTTACTTCAATACAACTAAGACTGCGGGTAGAAAAGAATTTAACTTTCCAAAAGAATTACAAGAAGACGAAGTGCCTGTGTCAGAATGGTATACAGGATTTTAGGAGGTAGTATGGATTTTATCGTAATAGGCGTAGCGACTTTTCTTGCGGGTTTCATTTTGTCAGGTCTTTTTAAGATTGACGTGAAGTTCTCAAAGAAAGAAGACTACGACAAGAAACTTAAGGAACTCAACGAGCTGATTGCAAGTTTCAAGGATGAAAAGGTGCAATACCAAAAGTCGGACTTATTCCCTGCCGACATTAATAAGGATTATGGTATTCCCAAGGATTTAAAGTAATATGAAATACGAAGAAAGAGCAAAGAAGATTTGGCAGAAAGCTAAAGACGCTATTGACTTCCGTAGACAACGGAAGGATAGTACCTGGAAAGAGTTAGACTCTTTTGACCGTGGCGACCAATGGAATGATAAGGGCAGTATGCCAAGCTGGATACCAAAACCATCCAGTAACTATGTCAACCACGTTAAGAAGTTAAAGGCTGGCGAATTGCTGGTTGATAACTACCTCGGCGAACTTAAACCATTAGCTCCTGAGCAAGCAGATAACATCTTCTTGTTACAAAAGTCTTATGAACAGCTTTGGGAAAAGTTAAACATTCGCTTTAAGTTGTTAGATGTTATTACCACATCTCGCTTGTTAGGTACTGGTATTCTTTATATCGGTTGGGATGAAAACTATTTGGGCGGAACTCGTAATCACCTTTTCCAAGGTGAGATTATGATTACTCCTATTGAACCTTCAACCTTCTTTATTGACCCACAAGCATTTGAATTAGAAGAAGCTTTATACTGCGGTACGTATACACGTACGACTGTTGACCACATTAAAGCAGATGCAAGTATTGACGACAAAGCAAAAAAGAAGTTCTTAGAAAATCGTAAGAACAATGCTTATGCTTCTGAAGACCAAGCAACTCGAGGTGAAATCTACGCCCGTGACTACTCTTCTTATCAAGAAGATATTGTCGACCTCATTACCTTCTATCAAAAAGAAGCGAATGAAGCAGGCGGTTTCTCAATTAACGTTACTTACATTGCAGACGGTATTATTTTAAAAGAAGTCCAAGGCATTAAGCCAAATATGTTCCCGTTTGTTGTGTTACGTCAACACCAAGCCCGTCAAGATTTCTGGGGTATTAGCGATTGCCAACTCATCTTACCAAACGTAAAGATGATTAACAAAGTCCAGTCAATTATTGGTACTCTTGCAACGCTCTATCAAAACCCACAAAAGATTGTGTATGAAGGTGCAGGTATTGACCCACGTATCGTATCGAAGTACGGAAATGCGTACGGCTTAGTCTACTTATCCAAACACCCAGACTTACAAAACGTTATTCGTAACGTGGATGTGTCTGAAATTCCTGTGACACTAATGAGTTATATCGAGTTTTTAAAACGAGACATTCAAGAGTTTACAGGTTTAACTGATATTGCTACAGGTCAAGGTTCTGGTTCTCTGCAAACCTCTGCTGGTGTTAATAGTTTAATTGAACGCTCGCTGGTCGGTAACCAAAGTGAATACGTAGCTTTTGAAAAGTTCTTAGAAAAACTTAGCTACATCTTGATTACGTTAGCGATTGAATATTATACCGATGACCGCTTAATGCGTATGAAATCGGAAGACCCAAATGGTGATGCTGAATATGAATACATCCCATTTACCGCAGAATTCTTTAAGGATATTGCGTGGGACTTCAACATTGATATTACGCAAAAGCTAAAGCATACGGAACAAACCAATCAAGAAAAAATGCGAATGCTTGCCGAGTGGCAGTTACAATATGCTCCTGATGTGTCGATTGTCACACCAGAAGATATGATTAAAGCGTTCAACCCACAAAACCGTGACATTATCTTAGCTCGTATTGAGCAAGAACGTCAACAAAAGTCGATGGAAAATGCTCAAGCGATTGCACAACAAATTATGCAAGCGATGGAACAAATCCAAATTGAGCAAATGCAAATGCAACAAGCTCAAGCTGCAGCTCAACCCCAACCTATGGAAGGTGGTGGTATGGAAGCTGGTCAGCCATTAAGCCCAGAAATGCAAATGGCGGAGCAAAAAGAGCTCGACCCAATGCAAGTGATTACTCAAATAGTCTTCCAAGCCCTTAATCCTAAAAAACAAGGTATTGGAGATGTTCAAAAACGCCAACAAGGCATTCCAGGGAGTGAACCGCAAGGCGGAGGTATGATGTAATGGAAGTTAAGATTATTTGCCCGATTTGTAAAAATGATGACTTTATAGATTTTATTAGGGGAATTGAAAATAAACCCACACATTGTCTAAAATGTACCAAATGTTACAAAGAATATGATTATAAAGAGCTAACTGCTCAGTGTGAAGGCGATAATTGTAACATCAAATAACAAGAAAGTGCACTTCGGTGCACTTTTTTAGTAGTAAAATAGCACTTTTCTTGCTATAATATAGATAGAAGATGTTGTGTGGAGTCCAATCCACGTAAATCAGTGTATGAACAACATATTTCTGCGTTGGTTTCGTCGTCCGACGTGTATCCTCAAGACGTAGAGGGAAGGAGCCACCCAAATGGCAAATGACAGAGAGCAGTTTGATGCAAATTCGTTTTTAGCAGACTTTGATAAGGAGTTTGAAGCAAAAGAAACTCCACAACCAGCCGTTCCTGAGACACAGGACACTAAAAAAGCTACACCAGCCCCCGCTGCTGTAGAAGAACAGGTCGAAGAGCCCAAAGATGAGGCACTCCCTGAAGAACAACCAGCTGAAGAACCCGTGGAAGAACCAGTAGCCGAAGAACCTAATCAAGAAGCTGTTGCACCAGTCAACGACCCTGACTTGCATAAACGTAATGAAGCATTTAAAAAGCTCCGTGAAGAAAAGGAAAAGTTAGAGCAATCTGATAAATTCCTTGCTGAGTTAGCAAATCAATACGGTGTTAGTAAAGATGAACTAATGAAGAAATTTAAAGATGACCGCCTCAAAAAAGAAGCGGAAAAACAAGGTATCCCGTTAGACCAATTCAAACGGATGCAATCTTTGGAACAAGAAGTTCAAACCATCAAGCAACGCTATCAACAAGAAACATTCAACTTTGAAGCAGAAAGATTAGTACAAAAGTATAATATCCCTGCTAAAGATGTTGAAAATGTATTTCAAAAAATTGGTGAGTTAGGTTTGGATGTCGTATCTAATCCAAAATTATTAGAAGTTGCTTATAAAGCCTTGAATTATGATGTAGCTTTGACCAAGGGTCGTCAAGCAATACTTGAGGAAACAAAGAAACGTCGTGAAACGACCGCCAGTCCTTCGTTAGGCACAAAAGGTGGCAACGTCGACACATCCGCTACCGATATGGATAGTGAAATCGACTCATTCTTAAAAGAAAAACTCGGTAAATAAAATCTATAGGAGATTTACACAATGGCTGTTACTAATTTACAGACAACTGGTGTTGTAAATACAAACCCTGGGTTAAAACCAGATGCGTATTATGACAAGTTGTTACTCAAAATGCTTCGTCAACTCAACTTTGAATTTGCAAAGTATGCAGTTGAAAAATCCTTGCCTCGTAACTATGGCGATACCATTAACTGGAGACGCTATGTTAAATTATCCCCAACGACTGTCCCACTATCTGAAGGTGTGACTCCTGAAGGGAAAGAAATTGCAGGTTCTTCAATCACTGCAGTCATCGCTCAATACGGTGACGTTATGTATCTATCTGACTTAGTCGAATTGGAACAATTAGACGATGTCAAACGGGAATACGCAGTTGAATTAGGTTATCTTGCGAAAGAAACCTTAGACTTAATTGTCCGTAACGTGCTTGTTGCTGAAGGTTCTGCCTTCTTCGCAGCTGGACGTGCAAACTTAGGTGCACTTGCTGCAGGTGATGAACCACAAGTTGATGACTTCCGTAAAATCACTATTGCGATGAAGAAAGCCTTCTTAGGTGGAAACCGCAAAGCTGGTGGTAAATATGTTGCCTTAGTTTCCCCAGAAGTTATGTTTGAATTATTTGATGACCAAAGAATGCAAGACTATATGTCATTTGGTCAATCTAACGCTCCG